TACAGACAACAGCTGCCGGTGCAAGCATGAAAGATTTTTAGAAAAATTTTAGAAAAACGACGGTTTTGACGGTTTTTCTGTGATAGAATGTAAAATAAAAAAACTGCCGCTAAAATCAAAAGACAACAAGTATTAGTATTCCTCCTTGTGCACAGCCTGTCATGGGCTGTGCATTTTTATTGGGAAAAAGCAGGCGGCAGCAGGGCAGAGAGGTATTCGTATATAGTAAGAAAGAAGGTGTTGCATGATGAAATTGACGGAAAAACAGCAGCGGTTTGTTGACGAATACCTGATTGACCTGAATGCGACACAATCCGCCATTCGTTCAGGTTATTCAGTAAAAACAGCAGATGTGCAAGGTTCACGGATGTTAGGAAATGTTAAGGTTCAGCAAGCCATTAGCGAAGCAATGGCAGACCGCAGCAAAAGAACAGGGGTGAACCAGGATAGGGTTGTTTTAGAACTTGCCAAGATTGCCTTTGTGAAGATGACTGATATTGTTGACAATCAGGGCAGAATCAAAAACGCAGCAACAGCAGATGACCTTGCCTGTATTGAATCCATAAAGTACAAGGAATCTAAAAGTGATACCGGGTCAAGCATCGAAAGGGAAGTGAAGATTTCACCCAAGCTGAAAGCACTGGAATTGCTGGGTAAGCATTTGGGCATGTGGAACGACAAACTGGATGTGAACATTACGCAGCCTGTTGTGATTTCAGGAAGTGATGACCTTGAAGATTAGCAGCCAGCATATTTTTGATTATCAGAAAAGAATCCTGTTCCCTTCACAGTATACCTTGACCAGTTCTGGCAAGGTAAATGTGAAGCTGCCTGAAATAGTCGGTAAAGGTTATGGTACATTTTGGCGGTGGAAAGGCAGATACAGGGTTTGCAAAGGTTCAAGAGCATCCAAGAAGTCAAAGACAACCGCCCTTTGGTGCATAACCAACATGATGCAGTATCCGGATGCAAATACCCTTGTAGTCAGGAAAACATTCAGAACCCTGAAAGATTCCTGTTTCACTGAACTAAAATGGGCTATTCACCGATTGGGTGTTGATGCCTTTTGGGATGTAAAAGAATCCCCGCTTGAAATGACCTATAAGCCGACAGGCCGGAAGATTTATTTCAGAGGCCTTGATGATCCGCTGAAAGTTACCAGTATCACAGTTGAACATGGCCACTTGTGTTGGATGTGGATTGAAGAGGCATATGAAATTGGCTCAGAAGATGATTTCAATATGCTTGATGAATCAATCCGCGGCGCAATTCCTGATGATTCAAATTTGTTTAAACAAATCACATTGACATTGAATCCTTGGAATGAACACCACTGGATTAAAAAGCGCTTTTTTGACAAGCCGGATGATGAAACCCTTGCAATGACTACCAACTACTTGTGCAATGAATGGCTGGACGCTGCTGACCGTAAAGTGTTTGAAACCATGCGGAAGCAGAACCCACGCAGATATAAAGTTGCAGGGCTTGGTGACTGGGGAATTGTTGACGGGCTTGTATATGAGAACTGGGAAGAAAAACTTTTCAGCTTGGAAAAAGTCAGGGCGATCAAAGGTGTTCAGTCAAAGTTTGGACTGGATTTTGGCTATACAAATGACCCTTCTGCGCTGTGGTGTGGGTTTATTGACCAGGCAAGTAAGACTATCTGGGTTTTTGATGAAATGTATAAACCGGGCATGAGCAATGAAATGATTGCCACGGAAGTTCAGCGGATGGGTTACATGAAAGAAAAGATAACTGCTGATTCTGCTGAACCAAAAAGCATTGACCGGTTGCGGGAACTTGGATTGCTGCATATCAAAAAAGCCCGCAAGGGGAAAGACAGTGTACTGAACGGTATTGATTATATTCAGGATTATCATATTATTGTTCATCCAAGATGTGTGAACTTCCTGACAGAAATCAGCAATTACCAATGGGATACAGACAGTAAAACGGGGCGGAAAATCAATAAACCGATTGATGACTTTAATCACCTGATGGATGCCATGCGGTACGCATTGGAAGATTGCAGCCAGGGTGATGCGTTTAGTTTTGATTGAGTAATGAAAGAGGTGGACAATTTGAACGCTTTGAATAATTTGATTGACGGAATGCCGCATTTTGTTTTGTATGGAATCAATGGCGGTATGGGCAATAAAGAATTTCTTGAACAGTCTATTATGCGGTGGAAGGGTTCGCCCGAAAGAGAGATGCAGATTAAAGGGCATTTGTACTATGACAATGAACATGACATTTTGTCGCGAAAACGTACAATGATTGGCGAGGATGGAAAGCTTCGGGTTGTGGAGAATTTGCCAAACAATCTGCAGATGAATAATCAGTATGCGAAAATGGTCAATCAAAAAACGAACTATTTGTTCGGCAAGCCATTTACGATTGAAACAGACAATAAACAATATGCCAGGCTTTTGAAAGAAGTATTCAATAAAAAGTTCATGCGCATTTTGAAAAAATCTGCAAAATATACATACAATGGTGGGATTAGCTGGTTGTTCCCATATTATGACCAGGAAGGTAATTTTTCTTTCAGGATATTTCCGGCTTATGAAATACTTCCATTTTGGGAAGATTCAGACCATACGCGCTTGGATGGTGCTGCCCGTTTATATTTGGTCACTGGATATGACAATAATGTGCCAATAGTTGTTGAGAAAGTAGAAGTGTTCGATAAGTCAGGGGTGCATTGTTATATTCTTGATGGAAATAAACTGATACCTGACCTGACTATAGATCAGCAGGATAATAACTATGTCACGGTGAAAGATGGGGATTGTGTCCAGAATGGTTTAAACTGGTCACATATTCCATTGATACCACTGAAAAGAAATGATAATGAAACACCGTTATTGAAAAATGTGAAATCACTGCAGGATGGCATCAATATTATGCTGTCGGACTTTGAAAATAATATGCAGGAAGATGCAAGGAACACTATCCTGATTCTGAAAAACTATGATGGTACGAACTTAGGAGAGTTCAGGCAGAACCTTGCAACTTTTGGTGCAGTTAAAGTCAGGTATGATGGCGATACAAAGGGCGGTGTTGAAACATTGGAAATCAGTGTGAATGCTGACAATTACAAGGCGATTCTTGAAATATTCAAGAAAGCATTGATTGAAAATGCAATGGGTTATGATGCAAAAGATGACCGCCTTGGCGGCAATGCAAACCAGATGAATATTCAATCCATGTATTCGGACATTGACCTTGATGCGAATGATACGGAAACGGAATATCAGGCAGCGTTTGAAGAAATTCTCTGGTTTGTGAACGCCCACCTTGCGAACACTGGCAGAGGGAACTATGAAGGTGAAGAGGTGAATATCATTTTCAACCGTGACATTATGATGAATGAAAGTGAAATCATTGATAATTGCAGCAAGTCCATTGGCATTCTGTCAAATGAAACAATTATTGGACAGCATCCCTGGGTTGATGACCCGCAGCTTGAAAGGAAACGGATGGAGGAAGAAAAGAAGAAAGAGCAGGAAGAATTTGAAAACCAGTATGATCCATTTCGGCAACATGGCCAGGCTGGTGACAGCGGCTCTTTGGATAATGACTAAGGCGGTGATGGATGATGCCAAATGGTGCGTATTGGAAAAAGCGGTTTGAACTTCTTGAACAAAAACAAAACCAGATAGGTGCCCAGTGTTTTTCTGATATTGAAAAACAGTTTAAGCAGGCACAGAAGCAGTTGGAAGGCCAGCTTTTAGTATGGTATCAGCGGCTTGCAGATAATAATGGCATTTCAATGCAGGAAGCAAAGAAGTGGTTAAGCACTGCTGAACTGGAAGAATTTAAGTGGGATGTAAACCAGTATATTCAGCATGGCAAGGAGAATGCAGTTAACGGGCAGTGGGTGAAGCAGTTAGAAAATGCATCTGCAAAGTACCATATATCAAGGCTTGAAGCACTAAAAATACAGATCCAGCAGAGCATTGAAACGTTGTTTGGGAATCAGCTGGATTCCATTGACAGGGCAATGAAAAATGTATACCGGTCAGGGTATTACCACACTGCGTTCGAAATCCAGAAAGGTTTCAATATTGGCTGGGATTTTGCCAAATTGGACAACAGGCGTATCGCAAAAGTAATTAACACACCATGGGCAGCAGATGGAAAGAATTTCAGTGCGAGGGTCTGGGACAACCGCACAAAACTCATAAATGAAATGAATACTGAACTGACACGGAATATCATCACTGGTGCTGACCCGCAAAAGGCGATAGATGCGATAGCACGCAAAATGAAAACATCAAAAAACAATGCCGGACGCCTGGTCATGACAGAAGAAGCTTTTTTCAGCAGCGCGGCACAAAAAGACTGTTTTACCGAACTGGATGTCGAACAGTTTGAAGTTGTTGCAACGCTGGATTCGCATACTTCTGATATTTGCCGGGATATGGATGGCAGGAAATTTAAAATGTCGGAATGGGAAATTGGTGTCACAGCACCACCGTTTCATGTATATTGCCGGTCGACAACTGTTCCATACTTTGATGATGATTTAGGCAGTATTGGTGAACGTGCTGCAAGGGGTGAGGATGGCAAAACTTATTATGTGCCAGCCAATATGACATATAAGGAATGGGAAAAATGTTTTGTTGGGGATGATAAGTCAGGATTGGCAGAAATTCCACGGATTCCTGATGAAACAATTAGAATGGCAAATGAAGAGTTTAGCCAAATCCTTATTGACAGTAAACTAACACCATGTAATGATAAAATGATATTATACAATGGTGCTACAGAATACAAGTTAAATGGAAAATTAGAGGCACCGTTTGCATATAATCCGCAGTTAGATGTAATCGAATACAACCCATCTGCACCAAACTATTCATTGTATGATATGAATTTTGTACAGGCACATGAATTGTCGCATCGGATGGATGAGCTTGAATACCACAGCTGGGAAAATGAAAAATTTCTTCATGCTATTGAAAATACAAAACAAAAGATATATGATAATGCTGATAAGATTGTTGAATGGTTTTCATATGGCGGGAAGTATGATAATGATATGGCATTGTCTGATATAATCAGTGCGTTATCAGGTGGGAAAATGAATGATATATTATATAGTGGGCATCCGGTTGAATATTGGCAGGAAAGCAGGATGAATGTCTGCAAGGAAATTTTTGCTAACATGGTGAGCATTGATGTGATGGACTATACCAGTAAAGTTGAATTTAATGGAATTTTGAAAGAAATATATGATGCCTATAAGGAGATTGTGGAATGAGAAAAATGGACATGGGGATGTTGGGCGCTTTAAGGAACGACAAAGAATTAAAGCAGTTTCGCCAGGAATGGAAAGAAAAGTTTGATCAGCCTTTTCCGCCATGGAATTATGATTGCTATGGCGGTATTGATGATTACAAACAGAAAATAAAAGAAGCTTTGGAAACAGGGGATTATAGAAAAGGGCTTGGAGTGGTAAAATAAAAGTTCCAAACTATTAATAATTAGAATAAAAATTGCACTATTGAGATTCGGTTGTCATTCTCAATAGTGCTTTTTTATTGCGGGTTGACAAGCGTATAACCGAACAAAACCATATAATCATGTGTGAGTGAACACGTAAAAAACGTAATTGAAAGGATGGATCGAAGCATGAGAAGAAAAGAATTAGAAGATTTAGGGCTGTCAAAGGAACAGGCTGATGCAGTTATGAAAATCAATGGTACTGACATTGAGAATGCGAAAGAAGTTGCCAGCGCAGAGGTTACAAACCTGAAAGCCGAAAATGAAAATTTGGAAAAACAGGTCAAGGACCGTGACAAGCAGATTGAAGGCTTGAAATCTTCTGCCAGTGATAATGAAGAGTTGAAGAAACTGATTGAGCAGCTGCAGAAAGACAACAAAGCACAGGCTGATGCGCACACACAGGAAATCCAGAAAATGAAACTGGACGCAGCGGTTGAAAAAGCGTTGGCTGATGCCGGTGCAAAGAATGTCAATGCACTTCGTGGTGTTCTTGGTAACGTATTGAAAGATGCAAAACTTTCTGATGATGGCACAGTAAAAGGACTGGCTGAGCAGATTGAAAAGTTAAAGGGTGATGATGGTACAAAGTTTCTGTTCAATGAAACAGGACAGAACCAGCAGAACCGGCAGCAGTTTACTGGTTTTCAGCCCGGCAATCCGACAACAGTTCCTAATTCAACACAGGCTGGTTATGAAGCCAGGATTGCGGAAGCAAGAAAGAATGGCAACCAGTTAGAAGTAATCAAAATTAAGCAGGAAGCATTCCAGAATGATGGGATTGCTTTAATGTAAAAAGAAAGGCGAGGGTGATTGATTATGCCGCAGGTAAACGGAACAGGCAATACTTTTAATTTGCCAAATTATGCTGGTGACTTATTCACCGCTTCACCTACACAGACACCGTTTCTTTCTATGATTGGTGGTCTTTCAGGTGGAAAACAGACAGATAATTTTGAGTTTCAGACAGGGGTTGTTTATGACCTCCCTGACGCACAGCAGCCGGACATTTCAGAACAGGCTTCAACAAAAGCACCAACGGCTTCACATGTTGCAAGAAGCCAGCAGACTAATGTTGTACAGATTCATCAGGAAACTATTGATTTAACCTATGCAAAGCAGTCAAACAGTGGCAGGCTGTCAGGGTTAAACAGTGCAAATCAGAATGCAAACCCAAATGATGAAAAGGCGTTCCAGATTCAGCAGAAGCTGGTTAAGATTGCCCGTGATGTTGAGTATTCTTTTTTGAATGGTACTTATCAGAAAACAGAGGATGGCAGTACTGCCAATAAAACACGGGGTATGCTTGAACTTTGCACTTCGGAAGCCGGGACCTCTATTGATGCGGACGGTGCGCCGCTTAGCAAAAATTTGTTAGACCAGTTATTCAGGGAAATGGCTGACAATGGTGCCACCTTTGGCAATATGGTTCTTTTCTGTAATTCCTACATCAAACAAGCAATTACTAATCTGTATGCTGATTTCTTTAAAGCACAAATGCAGATGACACAGAATATTGCAGGGATGAATATTGTACAGATTGAAAGTGATTTTTGTAAAATGGGTATCTGTTTTGACACGTTCATTAAGCCAGATTCAATTTTAACTGCAGATATAGCACACGTTGCCCCAGTATTTCAGCCAGTGCCAGGAAAAGGCAATTTCTTTGAAGAGCCGCTTGCAAAAGAAGGTGCATCCGATAAGATTCAGATTTATGGTCAGATTGGTCTTGCACACGCACCGGCATTTCTGCATGGTGCAATTACCGGCCTTGAGACAAAATAACAAGCCAAGAAAGTATAGGTGATAGAATATGTTTACAGTAATCAAGAAACCACTCACACCTAACACCATTTGGGACGTCAAGAACAGGTGTACTCTTTGTAAATTTAAGAATGGAAAGTTAGAAACAAATGACACTGTATTAGTGGAAAAACTTGGAGCTATGGGGCATGAAGTAACTGGTGAGGCTGATGGTTTAGAAGGAAGTCAGAGTGAAGATAAAAAGAAACAAGCAAAACGCAGGAATCGCAAGTAAGGCGGTGGAATGGGATGTTTAATGTAAAGGCTGTTATGGAACGGCTGCGGTCATTTGGATATGAGGCCAATGAAAGTGATTCCTTTTCATTGGCCTTTTGCGTTGAAAAAGTTCACAGCACAATCAAAAATGAAATCAACTGGCAGGATGTTCCAGAAGGGCTGGAACACATTGCTGTTGACATGGCGTGTGGTGAGTTCCTGAATGCAAAAAAGACGTTTGCCCCTGATGGCCTGTCAGGGATTGATCTTGATGTGGCGGTCAAGCAGATACAGACAGGCAACACCAACACGGTTTTTGCCATAGGGGATGGTTCAAGTACACCCGAACAAAGGCTGACGGCGTTCATTAATTACTTGCTGGATTATGGAAAACCAGAGTTTAACTCATTTAGACGGATTAGGTGGTGAGGATATGACGGCGATAGAAAAAGCTAGGGAGGCGGCAAGGAAAATCATTGAAAGCAGCCATTATGACGGTGTATGCACCATAACTGAACACAGGAAAGTAGTTGATGGCAAAACAAAGATTGCCAGGTTTGATAATGTAGTTGTATTGGGGAACCAGCCATGCCACCTTTCATTCAAGACCATAAGCAGTGCAGCGCAGAGTGAATCGGCGGCAACAGTCAAACAGACTACGGAACTTTTTATATCACCTGATATAACCATAAAGCCAGGGTCAAAGATTACGGTGACACAGGAAGGTGTGACAACTGATTATACATGCAGCGGTGTTCCAGCAGTATATGCGACACATCAAGAAATCATACTTGAATTATGGAAGGGGTATACCTAATGGCAAGAATGGGCAGCTTCGATTTTTCTGAATTGAAGAGATTACAGGAGAATTTAAATAAGCTTCAGGAAGAACAATTAAACGCATTTGTGGAGTCATGCGCAAAAGAGCTTGCCGCACGGCTGCTTGCAAAGGTAATTAAAAGGACGCCAGTCGGGGATTATTCCAAAGAAGTTGAATATACGGCAAAACGTGATTCCAAAAAGCATAAAAAAGGGGACGTTTATACAAAACGGATTAATCTGGACGGAAAGCGGGGCGGCACTTTAAGAAGAGGCTGGACGGCGGAAGCAGGAAGTGGTTCAGAAGGGCTTAGAACGAGAGGTGCAACACAGTTTGTTGATACATTGCATGTGAACCATTATGGCGATACTTATGTGATAGAGATTACAAATAGTGTTGAATATGCCTCTTATGTTGAATTTGGGCACAGGACACCCAATCATGGAGGCTGGGTTCCAGGGCGTTTTATGATGACGGTTTCTGAACAGGAAATAGAGCAGACTGCCCCAAAGCTTTTAGAAAAAAAGATAAAAGATTTCTTAGGAGATGTATTGAAATGATTCAGCCGATTATTGAAGGAATCAGCAATGCACTGTTTGCTGAATTTGGATTTGAAAACCATATGGAACAGATAAAGCAGGATCTGGAGGAACCCTGTTTTTTTATTCAGTGCATTAACCCATCATTTAAGCGGTTCCCAGGGAACCGGTATTTCCAGCAGAGTCAGTTTGCAGTCCAGTATTTTCCGGAATCAGAGTATGGGGCAAATGCGGAATGTTATGCAGTGGCAGACAGGATGTGTCTGTGCCTTGAACTGATACAGGCAGGCGGTGAACCAATCCGCGGCACAAAGATGAATTACAAGGTTGCGGACGGGGTTTTAAATTTTTTTATTAATTATGACTGCTTTTTGTACCGGAGGGAAGAACAGGAGGCAATGGGCAGTATGAAAGCAGGCATTCATGCGAAAGGATAGGTGGTAAGATGGCAGCAGCAAGTCAGGAAACTTTTATGGAAAATAGCAAAAGGACTGCAGAACGGCTGTTTTCTAAGGAACAGTTAGTAAATTCCGGGAAATTTGCAGGCAGGAGGGACCTGCTTGGAATCCTGCTGAAGGACGGGGAGCAGTATTCTGTACCGGAAGTGGAAAAAATGATTGAAAAATTTATGAAAGGCAAGGTGAAGTAAATGGCTTTAGGCGGAGGGACATTCATAGCGCAGAACAAGGTTCTGCCGGGAGCATACATGAATTTTGTTTCTACGGCACATGCATCTGCAGCACTGTCAGACCGTGGGACTGTTACCATGCCCCTGGAACTGGACTGGGGCATGGAGGATGGCATTTTTACCGTGACGAATGAAGAGTTCCAGAAAGACACACAGAAGATTTTTGGCTATGCCTATGCAGATGACAAGATGAAAGGGCTGCGTGACCTTTTCTTAAATGCGGCAGTGTTACATGCATACCGTTTAAACGGGGGAGGAAAAAAGGCATCCAATGCTTACGCAGAAGCATTATACAGCGGAATCCGTGGGAATGATTTAAAAATTGGCATACAGGCGGATGTGGATGACGAAACGGCATTTGAGGTAGTTACATGGCTTGGCACGGTAAAAGTTGATTCACAGACAGTGCATGCTGCCGGGGAACTGGAAGATAACGGCTATGTGAGATTTAAAAAGGATGCAGAGCTTGCTGCAGTGGCCGCATCGCCGCTTACAGGAGGGACAAACGGGACAGTGGATGGCAGCGCTTACCAGACGTATGCAGATAAGGCGGAGGCTTATACTTACAATACAATGGGGATTGCCACAACAGATGATACCATTAAGAAGCTCTTTGTTGCTTTTAATAAACGCCTGCGTGACGAAATGGGCATTAAGTTCCAGCTGGTTCTTTATGATTACAAAGAAGCGGATTATATGGGGGTAATCAGTATAAAGAATAAATGCATAGACGGGGCGCACAAAGACACAGATGGCAAGATGGTTTATCCGGAAGAGGCGGCAGCAGTTTTTTGGGCAACGGGGGCAGAGGGCGGCTGTGCAGTCAATGCTTCCTGCCAGAATAAGGTTTACAACGGGGAATACACCCTGGAAGCTGATTTTACACAGGCAGAGCTGGTTGCAGCCATTAAGGCAGGGGAATTTGTATTCCATAAAGTAAATTCAGATATCCGTGTGTTGGATGACATTAATACAATGGTGACAACAACGGATGATTCCGGGGAGGTATTTAAAGATAACCAGGCAATCCGCGTGATTGACCAGTTAGGGAATGATGATGCAGTCCTATTCAATACAAAATATCTGGGAAAGGTTCCGAATGATGCGGCAGGGCGTACGGCACTCTGGTCTGATTTAGTAAAAATCCGTAAAGAGCTGGAACGTATCCGCGCCATTGAGAATTTTACCGATACGGATGTTGTTGTTTCGCCGGGCGACAGTAAAAAGGCTGTCATTGTGGAAAATGTTATTACGGTTGTCAATGCCATGTCAAAACTGTATATGACTACGACGATTTCATAAAGAAAGGGGATACATATGGACGGAACCAATACGGTCATGCTTGCCAAAGATACACTGTCTGCCTCCCTGGCAGAGTGCTATGTCACGATAGGGGACAGGCGGTACAATTTTATGCAGGCCATTAATGTAGAAGCAAAGTTTGAAAAGCAGAAAACAGAGGTGCCAATCCTTGGGAAGCCGGGGAAAGGGAACAAAGCAACCGGATGGAAAGGGACAGGTTCAGCAACGTTTCATTATAATGTTTCTATTTTCCGCAGGATGATGCTGCATTACAAAAATACCGGGGAAGATACCTATTTTGAGATGCAGATTGTCAATGAGGACAAAGGCAGTGCAGCAGGAAGGCAGGAAATTATTCTTAATGATTGCAATATTGACGGAGGGGTTTTGGCAAAGTTTGATGCAGACGGGGAATACCTGGATGAGGAAATGGATTTCACGTTTGAAGATTTCTCCATGCCGGTAGAATTTGCAGAGCTTGCAGGGTTTTCGCTAACAGATTAAATAACAGAAAGGAAGAAAATATTATGTCAGATTTTAACAGGTTTATGAAACAGAACAAGAAAAAAAAGGAGAATAAAAAATATGCACCGACAAAATCCCTGACGGATGAAAAAGGCAAGCCGTTAGAGTTTGAATTTCGCCAGCTTACTTCAAAGGAAAATGAGAAATTACGGGAAGGCTGCATGTATGATGTCCAAATTAAAGGGAAGCCGAACTTATACAGGTCAAAACTGGACAGTTCAAAGTATCTGGCAGAGATCGCTGCGGAATCAGTGGTTTACCCGGATTTATATAATAAGGAGCTGCAGGATTCCTATGGAGTAAAAGATCCGGTTGATTTGCTGTATGCGCTTGTGGATAACCCTGGGGAATATTCAGAGCTGACAGAGTGGGTGCAGAAGTTCCAGGGATTTACAGAAACGCTTGAAGATAAGGTGGAAGAGGCAAAAAACTAATTGACGGAGGGGACGCAATGGCAAATTTTGCCTACTATGCCCTCCATAAGCTCCATATCAGGCCTATGGACTGGCTGGATATGGAAGAGGAAGAAAAAGCCTTTATCATTGCAGCCATTGAAGTCAGGGGAAAAGCAGAAGAGGAAGAAAGAAAAAAGGCAGAGCGGGAAGCACGCAGGAAACGGAGGTGAGATCTATGGGTGGCATTATGACAGGGATACAGCTTCAGGATAGGTTCACACAGCCGATACTAAACCTGGTCAGTTCGGTAAACCTTGCCGTCAGCGCCATGGAGGATATGTCACGGGCGGTAGGGGCTGATGTCGATACATCTTCCATCCAGAGGGCACGGGATTGCTTAAACCAGGCGGCGGCAGCGGCAACAGCGTTTAATACGGATCTGGAAAACATGAGGGCGGTACCGTCTACAAGGCGGCCGGAACCGGTACAGCAGGATATCCGGTGGAGGTCTAATACCATGCCGGTTTTTACCGGCACGGGTATGGAGCGGTTTCAGCAGGAAATCCGGCAGACAGATGAAATGTTAGGGCGTCTGAATGACCGGCAGGCAAGGATTAATATTGCAGCTTCAAACCTTGATATTCTGCCAGCCGGTGCCGTGCAGGATATTACAGGCATAAGAGACCGAATCCACGGCATTGCCCTTACAATCCGGCAGTTGGAAAGCAGCCCAATGGATATTGATACCGGCCGTGTAAACAGCGAATTAGAAAGATTACGTTCACAGTTAAGCAATGCGATATCAGAACAGGAAAACTTAAGCCGTGCCATGGAAGATATGGACATGTCTGCGGCAAATGAAGCTTATCTGAGACTGTCGCAGACAATCGGCAATACAGAAAGGTATATCCGGGATAATATTGCGGAACAGGGGAATTTCAACCGGGAAGTGGAACGGTGCCGTTCACCGGCAAGGCAGGTCGAAACGGGATTTAAAGGATGGGAAAAAGCCATTATTGTGGCAAACAATGCCATAGGGCTGGTGAAAAATACATTAGGCCGTATCGGTATTACCGATTTAAGCGGGGCATTTGGCAGGATTGACACTATGGAACGTTTCCAAAAAACTGTTTCCACTATGACGGGTGATTCCAATATGGCAAATGCAGCACTTGCAAAGTTAAAAGACACTACGGTTGGCACTGCCTATGGGCTGGATGTGGCAAGCAAAGCAACACAGGGATTTTTAACACGCGGCATGGGGCTTGGGGCAGCTACGGAACAGGTCAGGATTTGGGCAGATGCGGTCAGTTTTTATGGGGAAGGCACAAACGAGCAGTTAGAAAATGTTGTGGACGCCATTGGAAAAATGTATTCCAAAGGAAAAGTAGAGGCAGACCAGCTAGACAGGCTTTTTGATGCCGGAATCGGCGCTGCGGAAATCTATGCAAAAGCCACTGGGGAAAATGTCAGCAAGGTGAAGGATGACCTGTCAGACGGCGTAATCAGTGCGGCACAGTTTATTGATACCGTCAGCAGGGCAATGGATGCAGGCGTTTCTGCAGGCGCTGCAAAAGATGCCGGAAGCACATGGGCAACAACTTTTGCCAATATGGGTGCGGCCATTACCAGAGGATGGACAAATGTCATTACAAATCTTGACAATGAGCTTTCGTCACGCGGCCTGCCTACTACAATGGAAATGGTATCCATGTTTGGGCAGACGGTGGAAAATGTCCTGAATAATGTCGGGAACTCCATGGGGTGGATTGTTGATGCAGCAGTTGGTGTCGGCAGTGCCGTGGGGAGCGCAGGAAGTTTTATAGCCGACCATTGGGGCGTAATAAGCTCGGTTCTTTATGGCGTGGCAGCAGCCCTTGCAGTTTACTATGGGTGGCAGCTTTTGTGCGCAGCGGCAACGGGAATTGTAACTGCGAAACAATGGCTATGGAATGCTGCGCTTATGGCATCCCCTATTTCGGTGATTATCATTGTGATTGCCGCCTTAATCGGTGTGGTCATTGCGCTGGCAAACCATTTTTCCGGTACAGGGCATACCGCAAAAACTGCTTTCGGTGCAATTTGCGGTGCGGTAAATGTGGCAAACCAGTTTATAAAGAACCTTGGGCTGACGGTTGCCAATATTGCACTTGGGATATGGAATGCGATTGGTGCATTGTGTAACAACATGATAGCTGCATTCCACAATTCAATTACTTCCATACAGGCATTTTGGTATACGTTATTGGCTACGGTTTTGACGGTGATTGCAAAAATTTGTGCGGAACTGAATAAACTGCCGTTTATCGAATTTGATTATTCCGGGGTTACAAATCAGGCAGAACAATATGTTTTAAAAGCACAGGAAGCGGCAGGGAATAAAAAAGATTATGAATCTGTCAGCGCTGCGTTTAACAAAGGGGGAAATACATTTGATACATGGCAGAAAGGCTGGGCGGACAAAGCATATAAAGACGGGGCAAAGTTTGGTGACGGCGTAACTGGAAAAGTAAAGAAATATTTCACTTCCAAATTGAAAAAGAAGGATACAAGCAAGGCCGAGAAAGTGCCGGATTATTCCGGGCTTTTGAATGATTCTCTTGGGAATGCCGCCAATACGGCAGATAATACAGCGGAAACGGCCAAAAATGCGAAAAGGGCAGCAGATTCTTTGTCGATCACGAATGAAGATTTAAAGTATATCCGTGATATGGCAGAAACAGATTATATTAACCGGTTTACGACAGCGAAGATTACCGTGAACCAGACAAACCATAATACAGTAAACAGTGACATGGATTTAGATGGCATGGTGGAGTATATGCGTACCACGATAGAGGAACAGATGGACGCGGCAGCAGAGGGGGTGCATTAGGATGTATTACATGTATATCAATAAAGTACGTTTCCCTGTTACGCCTGGCAAGCTGACGCTTAAAATTAATAACCAGAACAAGACACTCACCCTGATTAATGAGGGTGAGGTTAATCTTGTAAAAACACCGGGGCTTACAGATATTACTATTGACGAACTTTTATTACCTTCTTTTCAGAAATATCCGTTTGCAAACTACAAGCGTAATGAATTCCTGGGTGCAACATATTATCTTGGGAAGCTTGAGGCCTGGAAAATGAAAAAGAAGCCGGTGCAGTTTAAAATGGTCAGGTCAACACCGGATGGCAGGACAATTCTATGGGACACGAATTTTGATGTCACAATAGAAGATTACGAAATCATAGAAGATGCAGAACGGTACGGCATGGATGTGGCAGTAAAGCTGTCCATGAAAGAGTACCGTTATTGGGGTGCAAAAAAACTGGTTCTAAAAAAGAAAAGTAAGAATTCTGCAAAGAAGAAAACGGCGGCCAAAAAGAAAAAGACAAGGAAAAGCAAAGAGCCGGCCAAGGCATATACGGTAAAAAAAGGCGATACACTGATGAAAATTGCAAAGAAGCAGTTAGATGATTCCTCTCTTTGGAAAAGTATTTATTCTCTGAATAAGAAGACTATTGAAGCAGAAGCAAAAAAACGTGGCAGGAAATCTTCCTCAAACGGGCATTGGATTTATCAGGGGACAAAATTAAAGCTTCCTGTAATAAGAACATTTTCGGTGTATGAAGAAAAGCAGCTTACCGGGGATTAAACAAGGCGGTGCATTATGGCAAAAGATATTGTGGATGTGGCAATTGGGGAAATTGGCTACAGGGAACAGGGGAGTAATAAGACGAAGTATGGCGCATGGTATGGCATGAACGGGGCACCATGGTGCCATATGTTTGTATCATGGTGTGCCAATCAGGCAGGGGTTTCAGCTTCCGTTGTCCCAAAGACTGCCTCGACAAGCACAGGCATGGCATGGTTTAAAAACAAAGGGATGTTTAAGTATAAAGGGAAATATACTCCAAAGCGTGGGGACATTATTTATTTTAAATCAGCAGGCGCAAGCCATGTTGGGATTGTGGAAAGATGTTCAGGCAGCACGGTATATACCGTAGAAGGGAATACATCAGATAAGGTAGCCCGCAGGAGTTATCCTTTGGAGGCTGCAAGGATTACCGGGTATGGCGTGCCAAAATATGAATCACTTAACAGCACGTCAGGCGAATCCTCTGGCACGAAAAAAAATTCAAAAAAGAATTCCGAAACAGAACTGAAATATTTAAAAAAGATACTGGAAAAGAAGAAACCGGCAGTGGAAAGTTTAGAAGGGACTGTTTCAGAAACAGGAAAACTGCCAAATGGAGAGGTTGTTATAACAGCAGGGAACGGAAAAAAGATTTTTGAAATTCCGGCAGAAGACGGGTTAAAGATTGTCTGGGAAAGGAAAGGGATGCCGGGAAAGCTGACATTTCATGCTATGTATGAAAAGAAATTTAAAGTGGCAGAAGGAAACAATGTAACTGTTGCTGTTGATGGGACAAATATTTTTTCTGGTTTTGTTTTTACAAGGCAGATGTCAAAGGATGGGATGATGTCTTATACCGTTTATGACCAGCTCCGGTATTTAAAAAATAAGGATACCATGATTTACAAAAAGAAAACGGCAGATCAGGTGGTAAAAATGGTTGCGGATAAGTTCCTGCTTTCCTGTGGGAAGCTTGCAGACACCGGTTATAAGATGTCAAAAATTGAAGACAATGCCACCCTTTTTGACATAATCCAGAATGCGCTTGATGAAACGCTGATGGTAAAAGGTAAAGTTTATGTTCTGTACGACAAGGCAGGGAAAATCAGGCTGTCAGACGTTTCTTCCATGAAGGTGGATGCAAGCCTGGTTGACGAAGAAACAGGAGAAGATTTTACTTACAAAACAACCATCGACAGCGAGGTTTATAACCAAATTAAACTGATTTATGAAAATAAGAAAAAAGGGACTTATGATCTGTATATGGCCAGGCATTCTAAAAATATCAACAAATGGGGTGTTTTACAGTATACAGAAAAAATAGAATCCCCTGACATTGGGAAATTAAAAGCAACTGCGTTATTAGAACTGTATAACCGCAGGCGCAGGTCACTGACTGTTTCCGGTGTGATTGGGAATAAAAATGTCCGTGCTGGTTCCCTTGTGCCGGTTATTTTAGATTTGCAGGATATGAAAGTTGCAAATTACATGATGGTGGAAAAGGTGACACATACTTTTAACAACCGCAGACATTCTATGGATTTGGTACTTTCGGGAGGTGATTTTGTAAGTGACTGATTCTAGCATAGTCCAGGCAATTAAACGTGCCGCGATTGAAGCAGTAAGGGCTTCCAGGCCATGCGATTATTATGTTGGCACGGTAGTTGGTGTAAATCCTTTAGAAATAAAAATATCACAGAGCATGGCAATCAGCGAAGATTTCCTCATACTTACAAGGAATGTGACGGATTATAAGGTAAAAGTAACCATGGAGGCAAAAGATGTATACCATACAGCACATACAGATCCATCTGTCACCTGGATTGATAAGCAGGAAATCACTATACATAATGCATTAAAGCAGGGGGAAAAGGTTTTGATGTTAAGGAAAAGCGGCGGACAGGAATATGCAGTGATAGACAGGATGGTGGCAGATGATTCCGAAGAATGATAATTATGATGATGGGCAGGATGATGACGAACTGGATTTTACATTAGAAACAGAGCCTTCTCTGACTTATGCAATGAAGGTAAGCGCAGATGAGACAAAAGAAAGTATATTTGTCGGGAAAACAGACGACATAGAAGCCGTCCGGCAGGCAGTCCTGAAAATCCTGAATACAGAACGGTATGAAAATGAAATTTATTCATGGGACTATGGGATTGAGCTGCAGGACTTATTTGGCATGTCCATGGCATATGCCATGAGTGAAATAAAACTGAGGATTGCGGATGCACTGCTTGCGGATGACAGGATTGCGTCTGTTGACAGATTTAAGGTGGAGTGTACCGGGAAGCGTACAATCCACTGTTCTTTTACGGTCACAACAGTGCAGGGGGAAGAAATCGAAGAGGAAACGGAGATAGATATTTAGATGTTTGAGGAATATGACTTTGATACAATAATGGAACGGATGCTTTCCAATGTAAGTGATAATTTTGACAAAAGAGAAGGTTCCGTTATATATGATGCAGTTGCACCGGTCGCACTGGAGCTGGCAGATTTTTACATTGCCCTTGACATGGTGGCAGGGGAAGTCTTTGCGGAATCGGCTTCCTATTATTATTTAATAAAGAGGGCAGCAGAGCGGGGGATTTATCCTGGGGAAGAAACCCATGCCGTCGGGAGAATGAAGGTTTATCCTGCGGATGTTCCGGTGTTTGCAGGGGACAGGTTCAACCTCAATGATTTGAATTATATGGTTACATCCATTATCAATGCAGAAGCAGGGGAATACCGGGTGGAATGTGAAACGGCAGGGACAGCCGGGAACCAGCAGCTTGGTTTGCTTTTGCCGCTGGAAACTGCAAATGAATTAAATGATATGCAGTCTGCTGTTTTGGAAGAAATTCTGATTCCGGGAGAAGAGGAAGAGGAGGTGGAAGCTTTCCGGGAACGGTATTTTGCTTCCTTAAGCAGTGAAGCATTTGGAGGAAATAAAACCGATTACAGGGAAGAGATTAATGCCATTGGCGGCGTCGGCGGCTGTCGGGTAACAAGAGCATGGGAAAGTGGTTATGATCCGTCGGACATGATACCGGATGAGGCTGTTTCTGAGTGGTTTGAAAAACAGTCAGAACAAACGCTTGGCACGAAAGTTTACCAATGGCTTGAATCTGTTTACAGCGCAGCAAAGGAAAAATTATTGACTGTTGGCGGCACAGTTAAAATAGTAATTATATCCGCAGAATTTAAACCGCCTTCTGATGTCCTGGTGAATGCGGTACAGGAAATGCTTGATCCGGCAGAAATGGCAGGAGAGGGGGAAGGGATTGCGCCAATCGGCCATGTTGTAACAGTAACAGGCGTAAAAAGTGCGAAGGTGGATATCGGTCTTGTGGAAGTCACCTATGCGGAAGGTTTTTCATTTGAGAATTTGAAAGATCCCATTGAGGAAACGATAGATACATATTTGTTCCAGTTAAGGCAGGGATGGGAAGAAAATGGAAACACCATAATCAGAATCAGCCAGATAGAGTCCAGGCTTCTGGGGATAGAAGGGATAGAGGATATTTCCGGTACAAGGCTTAATGGGAAAGAAGAAAACCTTGTGCTGGAGGAAGAATATGTCCCGGTAAGGGGTGATGTAATTGGATGATACATTGAAAAGGAAAAAATTGATAGAATACCAGTCCCCATTCATGCAGAAATTTGCAGAAATAAAGGAACTTATGAAAGCCGGGGATGAAGAAATCGAGCTGCTTGAACAATGCATCCAGAGGGTTATGGACAACGCCTTTATTATGGACTGTGACATATATGGGATAAAGAAATATGAATCCATGCTAAATATTTTACCGGATGCAAAAGATACACTGGAATCCAGAAAGTCAAGAATCCTGGTACGCTGGAATAACACTATTCCTTATACATGGCGAACGCTATTAAAAAAGCTGGATTTGTTATGTGATGGAAACTATGAAGCAGGCAATAATTTCAAAACCGGCTATAAAGTATATGTCACAGCCCATTTAGGCCTGCCGGGGCAGACAGAGGAATTGGAACGCCTTTTAGAAAAAATCCTTCCGGCAAACCTTGTCATAGAGGCTGCAAACACAGTGGAAATCCAGACGGAAGGCACGGTAAAGCAGGCAGCTGTAAATACAGTAACATGGAATTATGAGATCTCATAGGAGGTGGCAGATTGGCAGAAAGATTGGTGATAACAGACAAAGGGAATGAGCTTGCGGCGAAACTTCTGGCCGGGACTACTTCGGCAGTATTTACGAAAATTGCAACATCTGACCATGATTATTCGGATTACGACCTGAAAAAGCTAGAAGAACTGGCAGTAAAACAGGAAACGATTATTTCCCACGTGGAAAGGGAAGAGGAGACAGTTGTTACAGTTTACGCTTCAATCGATGCAAGGGAACTTGTGGAGGGATATTATATCAGGGCAATTGGCCTGTATGCTGCAGATGCAGAAGGGACAGAAATTCTGTATGCAGTTTCAACAGATGAATTTCCAAAGTATCTTGCACCATACAAAGACGGCAGCCGTATTATGTCCGGTGCAACATTCAAACTCCATATAAAAGTAGGTAATGCAAGCCAGGTTTCAGTGAAAGTGAACCCGGCGGCAGTGCCAAGCCTGGCCCAGGTACAGGATATACAGAAAAAAGTTGAAACAATAGAAACAAAATTATCTAAATATGTGTTAGGGGAAGGGATGGAACTGTTTGTAGATGATGAAGGCATCTTAAACATTGTTTACGATGATGGAACAGAGGAAGGAGAGGAGGAAACAGGGAATGGAAAAGACAATCAAAGTAGCTGACAAACCGACAGCAGACAGCATAAAAACCACCGTGGAAAGCAATGCAGAAAAGCTTGACGGCATTGCACAGTCCCTGGAATCCGGAGGTATGCTGGCAGACCCAAACCTTGGCCTGGAAGCCTTAAAGCAAAGCCTGGATGAGTTAAAAAATTATGTCGGTAATGGCAAGAGGGATGTAGCCGGTGCCATTACCGCAAAAGGGATACCGACGGCTGCAGATGCAGGCCTTGCAACACTTGTGAAAAATATTGAAAGCATTGTAACACTGATGCAGGGGACACGGGACGCCAATGCCACGGCTTCACAGATTTTAAAAGGTTACTCCGCTTATGTTAAAGGTGTGAAGGTCAACGGCGGCATAAACAGTCTGGGCGCACAG